GTACCAGTGTCAGTATGTAGGAAGAACTGACCACCATTAGCTAGGAAAGTTGAACCACAGAAAATAGGGAAACCTACTGAGATAACATAAGGAGGAGTCTTAGAGGTTGCTATGTCACGCTCAACGATAACTGTTGAAGCTGCTCCGGTAGCACCAATATCTAGTTGAAGGGTGATTAAAGTAGGGGAACCTGATTTAGCTGTTACTGGGAGGTCCAGTCTAATGTCATAGGCGTCACCTACAGCTACAGGAGTGATGTCATCCGTAGTTGTGTCCCAAAGTTCACTAGTCCCTCTGATGTCTTTAGGAAGATAACTAGATTCTGAAGTACCTCCAGCACCATCAATAGAGAGTTTAACAGCACTTGTTGAAACTACTTGAGCACTAGCATCATCTTTGTAGTACCCCCAGCCAGTAGGAGAGTAAGTCCATGTACCTGACCCTAGACCATCAGCGACGTAGATTTTACCGTCATCAGCGGTGTCAGCCCCTTTAGGTTCATGGATAAAAGCACCAGTAAGTAAGTGATGTTCAATAGTTGGCATTTATGATTCCTAAAGAAGGGGTGGGAGGGACCCTGAAGCCCCTCCCAGTTAGTTTACTCGACTTCGATATACTCAATTACAACCTTAGCCGCACCAGCGGTAAAGGCAGCAGTATCGTAAGAGGCACCGATGTAAGCATCAGCAGATACCTGAGTACCTACCACTGCACCATCGTTATCAACTACTGCACCGTCAGTCAAAGCTGCTACTGCAATAGCTGCGTCGATACCATCGTCATCAGTAATAGTACCATCTGCCTGATACGTACCAATATCCAATACTGCGGAACCACCTGAGGTACCAGCAGTAGTGACTACAGTTGTAGCCTTAAGGATAATAGCACCCGATGGAATGAAGGCATCATTCGGAGTCGGGGACCAAGTAGTATCAGTAAGAGTACTGAGGTCATTGAACTCTACGATGAGTGTCTTCCGAATGCCTACCGCAGTAGAACCATTTCGGATTACATCACCCTTACCACCATGGGTCAGGACGTAGAGACCATCAGAGTTAGTGTAAGACATAAGTTACTCCTTTCTTACACAGAAGTCTTCGAGATGACACGAACCATGTTTTCAGGACGGTACAGTTTAACACCGTAACGACCAGTCATGACAAATTCGTGACGCTGGAAGTCTTTGTTGTAGTCATAGTCCACTTCTGGCTGTTGACGCCATGCACCCACGAATGGGTTCACGTTACCAGCAGCAGAGAAGAACAAGTTAGCCTTACCATTAGCGGAACTGAAGTCCACAGCAGCATCAGCAGCAGTAGGCAGGGCGCTATCTGTTACATCAGCAAGGTAGTTAGACGTATAAACGTCAAAGCCATACACGTTCTTAACGAAGCGAGTACCAGTTGCAATACCGTCAGCTACAATGCCTTCCCAACGTGGGTTATTAGACACATCAGCAATGTTAGTGAGGGTATTAAGGGTGAACTCGACCGATGGATCAACAAGAGCCACAAGGTTCGTATCAGGCACGTTAGCTTGCTTCAAGTTAAGACGTGCGCGAGCGAAGTCCTCTACAGTCATCACAGCACCAGTACCACCAGCAGCCCAGCGATGTTCATAACCATCAATGGACTCATTGGAGTTAGCCGATACACCTACTTCTGGAGTTGCCAGAGTAGTAGTCTCGAAGTGCGCCATGATTGCACGTTCCATCTCAGGGACAAATGCAGCTTGCATCTGACTAGAGTAAAACGCATCCTGTTGAGCCTTCTTAGTGATATAAGTAGCAGACTCAAGGTACTTGTCGATGGTAAAGGTGAACTCACCAGTATCCATTGGACGGTAGTTAACGGCTTGATCTTCAGTATAGTCACTTACCTGAAGTTGACCGATAGATGGAATAGTGAACTGGTCACCATCTCCAAAACCCTCAAGCATCCGAACAAACTTTTGAGCCATCATCTCGTCACGAAGGATTTCCTTCAGTTCCGAAGACCACAGTTCAGAGCGGATCAGATGTTGGGAGTTAGCTGTATTCATTCCAGCCATGTTACTTCTCCATTAATTGTAGAATTGGTCACCTAATGCCATTCTCTGATTCATCATTTCCTGTTGAATACCTTGAGAACGATATAGGGTGGGGTTGTCTTTACGAAGCTTCTGGTAAAAACTAAAATTCTTATTACCTGTGGGCTTCATGTTTACTGACTCAGTTCTAATAGTTGAACTAGTTAGATCGGGTCCTTTAGCTTTAGGTGCCTCTCCCATTAACTGAAAGAATGCGCTAGGGGATTCCGCAGCTAGCTCCTGAAGGCGTAGCAGAGACAGTCCAGTGGTGGTAGCCATTTCCCGTACTTTTGCTCCAGCTTCAGTACCGTACCTATCACTTAGTCCTTTATCGACTTCAGCAATGTTACGATTAGCTGTATTAGCTAGTTCCCTTTTAGAAAGAGTTTCTTCTACAAGATTCTGAATATCGTTTTCCGAGACGGTCTTCGGGGTAAGTGAATCGTCTGGCCCTTTAGGAGGGGTAATAGCAGTCTTGTCTTCTAGTTTATTCAGGAGGTCATCTAGTTTAGCACCTTTTACTGTCTCCAGTTTAAGAGCTTCAACTTCAGCCTTCAAAGACTCAATTGTCTTATCAGCTTCAAGCTTTCCCTTAGCAATGACGTTAGGGTCAGCCCAGTTATCTCCTTTTGCCGCTACTAGTTGTTCAACGAAGCTAGCTGGCGGAGTACCTTCCTCTGTGGTAGGAGTCGGAGTACTTTCTTGAAATACGGACATGGTGATCCTTTAAAGTTTAATTAGTTTTTGAATGTCTTTGAGTACTTGGTTATACTCATTGACTGCGATTTGATTAGCCATCCAATTTGGATCACTATAGTCCCTTACTGATTCCTTCGGCTTGAAGTTCTCAGTAAGAATCTTGTCAAGTTCGTCGAAAGCATTCTTGTACCCCTCGACTTCCTTTCGTCTCTGTGTCTTATCTCTGGAGTGTCCTTTGAACCAAGCTGAGTGCATTAGATACCCCTCTCTTGAGCGTCCATAAGACCTTCCATATTAGTTGCCTCAGCGTCTTGAGATGCTTGCTGAGTCTCTAACTGTTCCTTCACTGAGATATTCTCACCGAACAGATCAGGCTCTCCTAGCTCCTCAGCCATGATCTTAGCCTGTACCTTGCCTGACAGGTGTGGGGCTACCGAAGGGTCAGCCTTAGCCTGTAGGAGTTGTGTGAGGTTCTGTACGCGCCTAGCACGCTCAGCGAAGTGTCTAGCACCCATTGGGACAAGCTTGCCCTGTCCTAGGAGGTCCTTCTTAGTCAAGTCTGAGATAAAGAAGGTACCACCAGTCTGCTCGTTCTGCATAGGAATCTCTTCAGACCTATCCATGTTCCTACGACCAAGTTCCAACATTGCATTCATTACTGGTTCAATAAAGGTCCTCTCGAAATGAGCAGTCTTATGCTGGAAGATTCTAGAAGAAGAGTTATCTAAGGACTGTACCTCGAAGGCTGTCTTCTCGCCGGGAGTACGGATACCCATAGCTTGACGAGGAGCACCAGCTAGTTCTTCCATCCTATTCTGAAGCATATCAATCTGCATGTCAGCTTGTAGGGCAGTCGAGTCAGGCTGGAGGTATCTTACGTCACCCTCTTCACCAACATAAATCTCAGTTCCCGGTTCCCAGTCGAAGTCCTCTACGTCACCCCGAATGATCTTAACAGGATAGGCAATCTGGTCAAAGACATCAGCCTTGAGGTTCTCTAGATGGTCAATACGGTACTGTAAGCCAACTAGGTTATCTAAAGGACCCATAGCGTAAAGGTTATCTGGGCGAGGTCTCCAACCAGCATGAAAGATAGGCGCTGATCCGAACCAGCTTTCACCCTTAGTATTAGAAAGGACATAAGCTCTATCTAAGACAATAATCTCATGGTTCTCATAGAGGACCTTCTCAGAGGAGTCATAGAGGTCCCCGTAGAAGGTTAGGACTTCAACGTAGTCAGAACCGTAGTACTGCTGAATAGAGTTAAAGCCATCAGCAATATAGGCCTCACTTTTGTCAACATCAGAAGAACTTAAGACTGTTGCACGGTTAGTCACCATACGGTCGAAGACTTGTTGGTACTCAGAGTTGTTCTGAGCTAACTTAGCAATCTCACCAATAGTCTTAATTGACTTAGTGATCTTAGGAGTATTAGTGAAATCAGTAGCTGCTGGATTAAAGACAATATCAAAAGGGGAGATTCTAGTTAGTTTAGGTCCTACGTACTTTACGTTAACTGAACCATCAGCAGCCTCGTTAAGGTCAGTCTCATGGATTACTTTAGCGAAGCAGTTACCGTAAATAATGTAGTCCATTAAGAGGTCAGACACAGTATTATAGAAATCTGACTTGTCCATCTTATGATACAAGTAGGACTCAACAATACGGGCCTTAGCTGGGTCACCGTCTACCTTAGCATCAGCCTTCCATCTCATCCACTTGGACTGAGGGAATAATGATGAGTAGTAGTTAGCATGGAGGTTATCCATGATCTGAGTTAATTTAGGAGTAGTCGTACTGTTAGACCATGGAAGAACAGCATTAGCAGTCGTAGTAGTATCCGTTGCGAATACATAGTTACGTAATTCTTTCTTCTGTTCAATCCACTTACGTCTATAAGTTGACCATTCAGCGAACTTAACACCAATTTCACTAGCTAAGTTATCCGGTTCAAGGACATGCTCAAGGTCTAAAGTATTTCCTGCCATTACGCTGCGTTCCCGCCTCTAAATCTTGAATCCCAGATAATGTTAGATTTCTTCTGGGTATTCTTACCTCTACGTGCTGGACGTACTGCTCCTTCAATAGCCGTAGCTAGTGCGTCCTTAACATCGTCATGAGGTGGGTTTCTAGAAATAAGTTCGTCCTCTAAGACTTGAGTGTTACCACTCTGATAATGGAAGACCTGACCATTCTCGTACCTAGGTAAAAGGATAGCCTCTAAGCGTTCTTCCTTAGAGCCTTGGTGTTTAGTCGGCTTAACTTCTTCAACTCTTAAGGCTAAGCCATGTGGAGCGAAGTAGTTCTCTTTAAGGGACCTAACGATAGCTGCCTGAGCAGCAGTAGCTTCAGCCCTTAGTTTCCTGAAGTCCCATCTGTTGTACATCTGTAAAATGTGTTCGAAGTACTCAGAGATTCTAGCATCAGTCTTAAACCTATCAATGTCTAAAACGTAAATGTTATTATCGTAGTCTACTCCTATTACGACAATAGCAGTATAGTCAGAGGTTGCCTTATCGGTGTATGCGAAGTCAACAGCAGCCACTAGATTAAGCTTAGCATCCTTATAGTACCATGATCCATTTGAACGCTTGAGTAAGGACTTATCGAAGTAATTAAAGTCGTTGAAGCTTAAGGGTTGGTTGTCTGGGTCAGAAGGGTCATTGTAGTACTGTGCTCTGAACTGCATACGGTCAAGGTACTGACCTCGTTTACGAGCTAGAATCTTCCTGTCAAAGCCGAACCACTTACCGTCCTTACGTTGGTTCTTAGGCCAGAGAAACTCACCAGTGCCATCACCTATGTCCTCGACCATTTCTTCAAGGACTTCGTAAATAACTTCCTCACCTACTTTGTCACCTGTAGCATCGTAAGTATCTTCCCTCATTTCCTGCATATCGTTGTACAGGTCTTTAGGATGATACCTAGTTCCAACTACCCACTCTAGAGCACCAGCTCCTTCAATAGAGGAAAGTAAGGAATACTGATTACGTACCTTATTTCTTCCCTCATTCGAGTAAGCATTC